TTAGCCAATTGAGATTGAAGGGATTCTCGTTCCCTACGAATTTGATCTTCTTGTTGTTTTCTTTCAATAGATAATTCTTCGGTTTTACGAGAGTAATCAGCTTGTCGTTGATATCCGTTAATTAGTTCTTCCTGGTTGACCTCATATTTTTGTCCGTTAATTGTAACAGGGAATATAGGTTCCTGAACTTCTTCTACAATATCCTCAGTAGATTCTTCTTCCTGGGGAATATCTTCTTGGGTTTCTTCTTCTGACAAGTCCTTATTTGGAAGGTCACTGGGAGCTAATGTCTCCTCAGTTTGCCTTGTTTCTTCAACTACTGGTTCAGTAGCAGGTGCAGTTTCCTGAGTATCCGCTGTAGGGTTCAGTAAACCGCTGATTGTTTGTGCAGCTCCACTAACTGTGGTTGGCTGCCTTTCAGCATCAGACATAAATGTCCTCCTATTTTGGTTTTTTGATTTCCTCTAATTGTTTAGAGGCTAGTTTGCCAGTATTCATTAATTCAGTCAGGTGGTTGTGTACCTTATCTAACTGATGAATGGCTATCCATATGGCAGTTCTGCCATCTGAATCTTTGTAGGATGTGTTTATGATTTGATTCATATAGTTGACTTTTAAAGCACCAATAGCTTCTTTAAAAAGTTCATCCTCTAATATGGTTTCGGCTTTTTTACCTTTTGTGACTTCTTTGTTTAATTTTATTGCGTCTGTCATTGATTTTTAGGATCAAAAAACTGCTGTTGCTGTCTTACTGTTTCTTGTCCAAGATCTCCTACTTTCGCAATATTATCTTTTTTAGGTATGTTTGCAATCTCTTTTTTAATCTCATTAGAATCTATACTCATCTGGTATTTAGCTTCTAACTCTTTTAGTCTCACTTCCATATTTAACATCATCTCTTGTGTTTTTAACTCAAGTTCTTTTTCCTTAATTTGAGTATCAAGAATCTTACGCTGGTTTTCACCTTGTACTTGTGCAAGTGTTACTTTTTCAAATTCAGTTGGCTGTGGTGGTTGTGGAGGTGGCATTTGTGATGCACCAACAACTGGATCAGTAAAGTATGTTTCTACATTTCTTAATCCAGCAGCTTCTACCAATTTAGTTAATGTATTGTGTACATTTCTAAGATTGACCATTGGTCCAGCAGCTGACTTCTGTAAGTTAATAGCTTGTATTTGTCTTTCTAATATAACATTAAGGATAGCAAGTTCTTGATCTTTACTACCAGTACCAAGACCAACTTGTATTTCAACATTACATTTGTTTGCCCATTCCATAGGCATCATAGTTACATATTGTTCATTTACACGAATAATTTTTTCTTTAGTTTCGTATTTAGTAACTACCTCTAATACTTTATTAAATAATTGTTTAACACCTGTCTCAGCAAATACTCTGCATATTAACTCAACTCTCATTTGAGCTTGTGTTAATATTTGATTAAGACCACTTGCTGTTTTGTTTAATGAATCAGCATCCATTCCTTGTGAGTATCTTGTAATACCAGTTCTTTGTTCTCTGACTGTATCTAAATACTCAAGCAATGGCATAGCTGATTGATTCAATGGCTGACTAGCCATAGGTGTTATAACTGATTGTGGTGGTTGTTTTGTTCTTACTATTCCACCAGGTCTATTAGTTAATAGGTCATCTATATTAACCTGACCATCCATAACTGCAACTCGGTTATTATTTGTCAGATACATATTATCCAACAATTGTCTCATGATTGTACTTTTTACTAATTGTACATCTTCAACAAGTTCCGAAACAGATCTACCATAGAACCTGTGTGGCACTAGAATAGGTGTTACACTTACGAATGGGCATCTGTCATAAGGCACATTGTCTAAGATTTCATATGAGCTATCACCTGCTACAGTTACCTTTCGTAACTCGGCAATACCATCTTCATCTTCATCTAACTTCATATAACATTCGTAGATCAAGATTTCTTCATTAGCTTTGTCTGTTGTAGGAGCTGTCTCCTCATCTTCTGCATATCTTTTACGAGAAACTTTTTCTTCAGAATATTTATTATTTACATCAGCTGGTAGATTTGCAATTGTTTCAGGATCAAAACCCATTTCAACTAATTCTGATCGTGTAATAAATTTTCTGTGTGCTGTAAAATGTGCATCAGGTATAGACTTAGCATTTCTTGCAATTAAAAATTCTTCAGGTGGTACATTCTCTATACATACCTTACCTTTTTTCTTTACTCGATTGACAACAACATCATGCATCTTTTCTGCCATTGGCACTTGATCTGGTATCATTCGATCATTCAAAAACTTTTGAGCTTCTTTTAAAGCTTCTTCATTATCTCTTTCGTACTCAGTATGTTCTAATACTTTTACTTCAGGATCAGCAAGTAATAATGCAAACTCATCATCTGTTAATCCATAATAAGATGATCTTTCAACATCCATTGAATCATCCCAAAATACTTTTATGATTCCATTTTTTTGTAACAATGCATCTTTAAAAAATGTGTATAGATTAGTAAAACCATCATTATCTTTATAGAATACATGGTTCAAATAATCTGTAGCTTGTTTTGCTATTGGTTCATCACCAGCATTATTAGCTATACATTGCACTGCTTTTGGTGATGCAGTAAATGTTCTCATAATCTGAGGTAGTATACTTTCTATTGTATCTGCAACATCTGTAGATATAACTTGAGATCTACCTTCTTGTTCATTTCCAAACGGTTCAGAAAAATAATAATCTAAAGATTTAGCTCTAGCTTCTGTTAGTTCACCACCAAGATATCCTAATGAGGATTGTATCTCAGATGATATGATTGCTTTTAATTCATAATCATTCATTAGCAATTCCACTTTCTCAATGCTTTATTAATTCTAGAATTAGGATCATTTGCTGTCTTAGCAGAAGTTAATTTCTTTTTCATGCCTCTCATACGCTTACAAAAAGACTTTCTTCTTTTAGCAGCCTTTGAACCTTTTTTCAATTTACTTGGTTTTGTAGTAACAGCTGTTTGTAATTTACTACCAGGGTTTGCTCTACGATAAGATGCAACTCCTTTTTTATTTAATCCACCTTTTGGGTCTTTGCCTTCTTTTCTTTGCCACGCTGGTGATTTAGCCATTTTTCTTTCTCCTCTTTCCAGATGCAGTTACAGACCATTTTACTTTCTTTGGTCCAGTCTTTTTAGCAGCTTCCTTTTTACTTATACGACCTGCTACTTTTTTTGGTCTACAAGCTGGATATGGTCTACCTTTATCTTTCTTTCCAGAACGACCACACTTCTTTCCTGTCTTAACATCTCTCCAATCTTCTTTGAACCACTTACGCAGTCCACCTTGGTAAGCCATTAATATTTTCCGCCACGCTTCTTGTAAGTTTTAACAAGCCAAGCGTTTGCATATGCACTAGGATAAACTTTAAACTTTCTTTTAGCTTCAGCTTTTACTCTTGCATACAATGCTTTATTTTTTGGTTTTGGTGATGCCATTATATTATATACCTCGTGTCTACATTAATTTCTTTTGCCCAATCTGTCCTATCAGGTGCTTCACCTACACAACCATATCTAAATGCATCTGCTCCATGTGATGCCCAGTTATGATGTGGTTTATTTTTAAACACCTGGTTCTTATCATCAAAAACTTTTTTATATTGTTTTAATGATTCGATACCGTGTTTGCACCTAATTCTATCAAACCAGCAGTTAGGCAAAGTATTTCTTACTGATTCAATTCCATGATCAACTTCAAGCTTTGGAGCTACTTCAAAGTCTAGCCCCAGCTCTGATGCAACCTCTAATCGAGATTTACCAGTGCCAAGTTCTCTAGTTGTAATATCGTGTGGAGCTATATGAGCTGAGTAGCTATATGGTTTTTTATTTAATTCACCAACATAGTATGCAAGTGATTCACCATTAGTTTCTAAATAATCTATGAGTCTAACTTCGTTATTAACTCTTTGTGCAAACCATATTGCTGTTGAGTCACCAATACCTAAATCCCACCAAGTTTCTACACCTATAGTTGGATCGTATGGTACATCACCTATACGCTTATCGCCTTCAGCTTTCTCCATTAATGCTCCGTAATAGCTGCCTTGTACCGCAGCATTGAATGAACATTCATACTCCTGCTCGTACTGTGAGTCTGGCATAGTACGCATAGCATCTTCTAGTTCCCATTGTGGGATAACATCAGTATCAGATGCTCTGTACATACATCCAAACCATTCTTTGCTATCAGTTCTTTTTGAGAAATCAAATACTTCCCAAAACTGATTATGACCCATAGGAGTTCCTATGAAAATAACATAGCCAAGTTTGTCTGATACAGCAGGTCTAATAATCTCTGTCCATGTCCTAGGAGACATGAGGGCGTACTCATCGAGAATAACACCATCGAACCCAAGTCCACGGAGAGCATCTGGGTTGTCAGCTCCGAATATTTGTAATCTACTACCATTCCAAAGGTCAATCTTTAGTTCTGTTTCATTTCTACCCCCACCTAATTTCATTATCGGTGCTGTGTATTCTTTGAGGTAGTCGTATGCTACAGCTTTTCCTTGACGATAGGTAGGAGCAATATATGCCAATCTGGCTCCTGGCTTTTCTACAGCAGTAGTAATTATCTTCCATATTGCCAAACAGGTTTTTCCAAAACGCCTGTGGCAAACAATAACATTAAATCTTTTTAACTTATTAAAAACCTCCCATTGATATTTACGAGGTTTAAAAGGTATGGTTATTTCTTTTTCTAATCCTTTTCTGGACTTTGGCATAAATTAATCTTTACTGGTTTGTTTTCATCTCCTGATACCTTTAACTCTTTTGATGCAAGTCTAGGATGGAGATATGGAGCTGCTTTTTCAGCTGCCCACATTTTACGTTCTGGTGATGTTCCTGGATTGTTCAATACTGCGATCATATAATCTAATGGTGTTTTACTCATCTTTTGTAATTCTTCCTCTAATCTAATGCCTTTTGTTCCGTCTTTGACGCCAATAGGTCTACCAGCTCCAGGTCTTTTACCGCCTCTCATTGATTAGCCTCTTGCTCTCAAAGCATTAAAATGTTGTTTCAAAGCTTTATTAAGTTTCTTTTCTTCGATTCTTTTTTTCTTTTTTTCAGCAGATTTACCTATTTGATATCCAGCTGTACCTGCTGCTCCAAGAGCAATACCTTTTAATATTATTGCCATTTGATTCTCCTATCTTAATAGTCCAGGCATCATTGCATCCCTAGTTGTAGGGGGCATTGGTCGCCTAGGTTGTGGTTGTGTCATTTGTGGCGGTAGTTGTCTAGGAGGTGCTGCTGCCATACCAGTTGTAGGCATTGGTCCAGGCACATTAGAAACCCCACCTTGCATTGGTGTTGCCATTTGCTGTTTAGCCATTACAATCTTTCCAAGGGTAGCCATTTCATTTGGAGATAAAGTTGCAATCATATCAGCAATCTCAACTAAACTAGTTTTCTTAGCCATTATAATAATCCTTTTTTAGTGTTATCTACCGCTATCCTAATGTCAGGTTCAGGTTCAAATACAACCTCTATTTCTTCTTTTTTCTTCCTGATAGGTGCAGATTCTTTCTTTTTTAGTAATTTTTTACGGAACTGATCAACAAATTCTAGATCTTTCACTTTTTCATTCCGTTCTTTTTCTTTTTTTTCATGCCATTAGGCTTTTTTTTGCCATTTACCTTCTTTTTTGAAGCAAGAATCTTCTCTTGAAGCTGTGGTGGCAGTGTTTTTTGTTTTTTAGTAAGCATTTTTCTTACCTTTCATCATTTTTTTCTTCTTTTTCTTAGCTTTTGCAGCCATCGCCTTACCTTTTTTCGTGTAAGGGTACTTTTTTCCATTAACCATTGGCATATTAGCCTCCTATTATTGCTATTATTAATATTAAAATAACGACAGCTGCCGCTATCTTATGCTTTTTCGATACTCCATCCCATTTCTCTTGGGCATAGTCCATCCATTTTCGCATATTATTCTCCTATTTTGTTAAAAAGGGTATATACCCCTTCTGATGCACCTTCTTGGTCATCCTCGTTGAAATTTGAGCCTTTAAAGATCAATTCTATCTTAGGACTTGGCTCAATCTTATGTCCACTCATCTTTGAGTATGCTCTTGCTTGGGTGATACCAAAGTTATCTTCCCCAAATATTACATTACCTACTAATGGCATATGTTGTTCCTCCTATGATTAGTCTTAATACAAACCCCCCTTTTATTATTACCGCTGCTTCGCAGCGGCATTGACGCCTACGGCGGCTTTAAAACCCCACCTTTTCGCTTTCTGCTTCGCATTCAAGCTTAAGGTGTGTGGGTTTGATTTGTCTTATTGTTTTTATTATATGATTTGATTGTTAAAGTCTCAAACTTTTCATGCATCAGATCATTTTATCGTCATCTTCTTCGTCTGTCCTTGCTTCTTTGTATGTTATGTGTGCAACACATAAATGCCTTATGCAGGTGTGCAAGGCTTCATGTGTTGCTTTGCACATAACTAAATACAAATGAAAGGACAAACTATGAATACTTCTAACGAATACAAAATGGATACTATACTCTCAGAGTTTCCTGTCGAGGAGACAGCTGAGGTTATGACTATGGTTGCTGACGCTAACCAGATTGATAGGTCTGTCAAGACTTATGGTTATCGTAATGCACTAGCTAAACTAATACATGAGGAGATACTGTTCTATATATCTCTAGGTAATTTATGTTCTAAGCTCGATGATAACCTTGTTGATCTCAAGGCTAATCGTGAGCTTGATCGTGAAGGTATCTATGGTATGGATAATCCTAACGAGATACAAGTTCACAATCTAGAAGATGTAAAGAATATGCAGTCTAAGTTGCACGATATTCTTATCGGCAAACTAAATATGTTTGTGTTGCGATTTGGTTGCAGTATTACTGAATGTCTTACTTGGACTAGCTCTGGCAAGTATGGTAAGAACCAGACTGCTGTTGCAAAAATATCACAGTCATCTGAATACTATGCGTTGATGATGGACTCTGATATGTCTGGTCTATTCAAAGATCAGATGCAATCAGTATCATACAAACTTAATGGAATGATTGATAAACTTAATCAGGCTACTGTTCCACCAGTCAAACAATATTCAATGTTTGAGAAAGAGGTTATGAACAGGCTTGTACAAGCTGAAGATAAAATATCCAAAGCTGAGAAAGAAAAGTTTTCACAACCAATCGTTCAGTCTTAATATAAACAAATATCTCAGGCAGTCGAGAGACTGCTTGGGATTAAGCAATCGCCGCTTGGCGACATAGAGAGGAAATAAGATGAAGTAAAGTTAAGTCAGGTAAAGTTGCGAGTATGCTCAGCTGTATGAGGGTAGAAAGCTATGACGAAACAGCAGTGATACAGCTTTAAAGAATATTAACAATGAATAAGAGGAGAATATATGACAACATATGTACTAGCAGTCTGTGTGACTGCGATAATAGTAATACAGTTCATGGCTATGATATATCTAGCTTATCAAGTAGATCATGAGAGAGAGAGTAATATTAAGCTTGAGAGGAAGCTGTATGATTTAATTCAATATATGAGAAAGGAGCAACAAAATGTTGAGAATAGCAAACTTACTGAGGGGTATGAGTCAGTTTCTTTTGATCGACCGAATGGTCAAGAAGATGAAAAGTATAGCTGATGCAGAGCCATCACTTGACGAAGCATTGGAGAAGCACCAGAAAGCCACAGAGCAAGTAAAGCTTATGGAGCAGGTGATTGCATCCAAGCACAAGAATCTTCAAGAAATTATCAACCGTCTAAACAAGGAGGACTAGTATGCCATTAGACACAAGTAAACAAGCGAGTATGTATGTCAAAGGATATGTACAAAATATCTGGGAAAGAGATGCATCTGGCGAAGTTGTAGTACCGTATAATAAAACTGGTGAGCAGTTCAAAGTTATACAGACTATAAACTATACTGGTATTATGCCAGGACAGACTTGCAATATGGAGAGTCTACAGTCATTGATTGCAGATCAAAGTATTGATGTCAGTATTGTGGAAGCACCAAAGCCAAGCAATAGATAGCTAGGTTGGGGAGGGTACTGTAAATAAATTAAGGTTAAACTTCCCTCCCCCCTACATTTATGATAATATTTTCAAGGAGGTAGAGTATGGAAATAAATCTAATCACTAAGGTAATTGACAAGGTTCACGATGGTGAAATGTCAAAAGAACAAGGCTTTAATCGTATCGAACAAATAATTATAAATTATTACAAAGAACTTGATGAAGCTTATTATGATAAAGGAGATATCCGCAGAGAGATTATTTATCTATTTGATCTTAAGAACGGTATACTTGCAGGACAAGTAGAAGGTGATGAGAACAAAGTAGATGAGGACATAGAGAAACTATGTAGTGAAATCGACACGGATTACAAAACTATGGAACAAGAATGGGAGGATCAAAATCATGGACGAGAACCGAATCTACAAGACGACTAATTATGGTATGTTCAAACTAAAGTTTGGAAATAGACCAATAGATAACAACCATGTAAATAAACTTCGTAGGTCAATGACCAGACAGTTTATTAAAACACCAATCACAGTTAACAAGAAAATGGAAATATGTGATGGTCAACATAGGTTTACAGCAATCAAAGCTCTAGGATTACCTGTATTTTACAGGTTATCATCAGAGAATCTAGATACAATCAGAACTATGAACCAGAACAATAAGAACTGGACATTTGATGATTATCTAGCATCTTATGTATCCTTAGAGTCCAGAAAAGATGGTAATGTTGGACCATACACACAGTTCAATGTGTTTAAAAGACAAACAAGATTTCCAAATGCTGCTTGTCTAGCAATGCTTACTGCCAATAAAAGTAGCTCTTGTGTATCAGAGTTTAAAGAAGGTAAACTTGAAATACCACAAGGTCAATTTGGTGTAGCAACAAAACAAGCTAAAATGATTATGGAAATCGGTCAGTACTATGATGGATTCAAGAAAGCTAAGTTCATCAGTGCTATGCTAATACTATTCAAAGATGAACAGTTTACGTTCAAAAAGTTTATTAAAAAGCTCTCTATGAATAGAAACAAACTATACCATTGTACTAATACTCTAGATTATATTGATACAATAGAGAGGTTATACAACTGGGGTAATGCAACCAAAGTTAAATTTAGGAGGTAACTATGAACCAATACAGAGTAACTGTTATACCTGTCCACGGTGA